CAGATGCTTGAACATAAAGAGAGCATTATTCGTGATATTGCCCGTGTTTATCGCATTCCACTGCATTTAATCATCGGTACAGGTGGCGATACTCAGACTTACACTAACCTTGAAGGTACAGGTGCGGCATTTTACAAGTACACACTGCTCGGATGGGTACGCAGGCTTGAAACAGCGTTCAGTGAGTTCCTACCTGCAAACCAACAAATGCGCTTTGACGCAACAGAGTTCTTGCGGGCAGACCTAATGACCCGTGTTCAGGCACAAACTATGCAGATTGCCAACGGCTCGCTGACTCCAAACGAAGCCCGTGAAATCGAAAACCGTGAACCCTATGATGATGGTAACGAGTTTGTACGGTCTAATGCTGTTGTCCCTGTTGGGCAAGATGCTGTTCCTCCTGCTAAATAACAAAGGTAAATAATGAAGTCAATCGCAGTAACAGTAACTACCTCACCAATGCTGGTTGTGGCAGCCGATAACATTCCACGCACTGTTTATCTTCATTCAACAAGCGGAAGCACATATTTGGGCGATAGTGCAGTAACCACATCAAGCGGTTTGCATCTCCCTAATAACCAAACAATTTCAATAATTGTTCCATCAAATGAAACGCTTTATGGGATTACAAATACAGGCACTACCAATGTCCGTGTACTTACACCCGATGTAGATTAAAACTATGGCAGATTTAACTATTGGAGACTTTGTTGTTTGGGACTCGTCAGGGGGAAAAGCACGAGGCAAAATATCAAGCATTAAAAATAATGGCACGATTAACATCCCTGACAGCAGTTTCTCAGTAACAGGAACAGAAGATGACCCTGCTGCACTAATCGTGGTCTATTCGAAAGCGTCAGGCGAATGGAAACCTACCGATACAAAAGTAGGACATAAATTATCCACACTCACCAAAATCCCTGACCTTCGTAATGTAGGCGAGATTCGAGAACTGCCTAATAATTACCGCCCTGCACTATCTGAGGATGTCCCCGAAGGGCAGGCTTGCGGCAACTGTGAATATTATGACGAAGACAACATAGACGATTCAGGAGAAAAGGCATACTGCACACGCTGGAACGATTATGTCAGTGGTGCCTTCTACTGCAACGCTTGGGAACCTCATGAAGATGATGATGAGATGGAAATCGAGTTAGAAGATGACGAATTTCGTGCCGTTAATCTCTCTGCCCCTGAGTTTATGCGTTCAAATGCTAGGCGTGGACTGAAATACCATGAAGAAGGCTTATCAGGCGATGGTCTGAAACCACAAACAGTCGAAGATGCCCGTTCTATGGCGGCAGGCGACATCACCGAAGCCAAATGGCGCAAGATTGCACCTTGGATAGCAAGACACACGGTTGATTTAGAGGCGGCAGATGGTGAAGTCACGGCTGGTGTTGTTGCTCATTTACTGTGGGGCAGTGGCTCGACTAAAGCGGCGGCGGCAAGGACTCAGCAATACGCTGAACGGGTTGTTGCACAACTGGAAGAGCAAAGACATTCAAGCAGTCGCATTACAAGAGAATTATTTGCTAATGTAAGGAATACTATGACCGAATCAAACACCATTAACTGGGTTGTGCGTGAAGAAAACGAAACTCGCCGCATCGCCTATTCTGACCTAGAGATTAGAGCCTCAGAAGATGGAACTAAAATTGTTGGATATGCGGCTATTTTTGACTCGCCTTCTGAACCAATGCCCTTCACTGAATATGTTAGAAGTGGCGCATTCTCTAAAACTCTTAATGATGGTGCAGATGTCCGACTACTCATAGACCATGAAGGCATCCCATTGGCAAGAACTAAGTCGGGAACCTTGCGTTTAGAGGAAGATGACATCGGGTTGCGTATCGAAACAGACCTTGACCCGATGAATCCTGATGCTGCCCGTTTAATCTCTGCCATGAAGCGAGGCGATATGTCACAGATGTCTTTCGCTTTCCGCACAGTAAAAGACTCTTGGAATAATGACCGTTCAATCAGGGAACTCAAAGAAGTACAACTCTACGATGTCAGCGTTGTAACCTTCCCCGCTTATGAGGAGACCGTAGCCGAGTTGCGTTCTCGAATTAGCAATGTTACAATCCCACCAGTTTCTAATTTAAGTCTCAGAAAAAATGAGATTGCGATTCAGAGATACCGAAGCCGTTAATCAGCCGCACCACTGGCGCACTGTAAAAACACTTAATAACAAACCAACAACCATTATTGGAGAAAATTAAATGTCTATGACACAAAACCTTACAGAAAAGCGTGATGCCGCTCTTGCAAAAGCAGAAGCAATCGTGGAAACCGCAAAAACAGAAGCCCGTGAACTCACCTCAGAAGAGGACACAGAAATCACAGCAGCCCTTGACGAATGCCGTTCACTTGATGAGCAGATTTCAACACACTCTGAACTCGAAAAGCGTTCCGCAGAAGCAGCCGAACTGCGTAAAGCAAATAAGTTCGACAGTGCAGTAGCACCAACGATTGTAAAATCTGAGGCTCGCACCTACTCACCACAAGCCCCAACCTCTTTTGTTCGTGACGCTTTCGCTGCACAATTCAACAACGATTACGAAGCACAGAGTCGCCTCACCCGCCACATGAACGAAGAAAAAGTAGAACGCCGTGATGTCACAAGCGCAAACTTCGCTGGTCTTATCGTTCCGCAGTTCCTCACCGAATTGGCAGCACCGTTTGCTCGTGCAGGTCGCCCTTTCCTTGAAGTAGCCCGCAAACACGCACTCCCTGATGCTGGTCTTGTAATCTCACTGTCAAAGGTCACCACTGGTTCTGCAACCGCAGTACAAACCGAAGGTGCCGCAGTTCAAGAAACAAACATGGATGACACAAAGTTGGACATCTCAGTTGTAACCGTTGCAGGTCAGCAGAATGTTTCTCGTCAGTCAATCGAGCGTGGAACAAACATCGACTCGCTTGTAATGGCAGACCTTGTTTCCGCATACCACACGAACCTTGATTCACTGTTCGTAACGACAAGCGCAACATCACTCACTAACACCATCACACAAGTAGTTACCTACACCGATGCCAGTCCGACAGTAAGCGAACTATATCCAAAGTTTGCTGATTGTATTCAGCGTATTCAGACCAACTTCTTTGCGGGTCCGAACTTCATCCTGATGCACCCACGCCGTTTGGCTTTCATCCTTGCAGCGCAAGATGACCAAAAGCGCCCTCTTGCAGTGCCAGTTCCAAACTTCAACGGACAGCCTGCTGTTATGTCAGGTAACGGTGCGCCAATCTACGGCAACAGTGGTTACACAATCATGGGTCTCCCTGTCATCACGGATGCCAATGTCATTACAACCAATGGTGCAGGTGCAAACGAGGATGTAATCATCTTCGGTAACACCCAAGAAGCACACTTGTTTGAACAGGGTACTGGCGAGCCAATGATGCTTCGTTTTGAACAGCCAAAGGCTGCTGAACTCGACATCACAATGATTGTCTATGGATACTCAGCATTCACTGCTAACCGCTACCCAAATGCATTCTCCCTCATCGGAGGAACTGGATTGGTCACACCAACCTTCTAGTCATATAGGTTTCAAAGGCGGGGCGTTTATTCGTTTCATTGTTCACGCCCCGTCTTTGTTTTCTATGGTAACCTTGTCTTATGAGTAAGTACATTGAAGCATTGTTAATCGAGCGTAGGGGCTATGAGGTAAGGGGCTTAAAAGACAGACTGGCAGCCGTTGATGCTCAACTAGCAGCACTTGGTTTCAGTCACAAATATCTTTCCCCACCTTCAGAAACTCCTATTGAGGTCGCCTCAGTAGAACCTGAAATTGAAACAGCCGTTGTAAAGCGTGGTCGCCCGCCGAAGGAACGCAATGGCAATAACTAATGGGTACTGCACTCTTGCCGAAGTAAAGGCAGCCCTTAGACTCACAGACAATGTGGATGACACCCTCATTGAGAACTCTATTGAAGGTGCTTCTCGAAGGATTGACGGCTACTGCGGAAGATGGTTTTACAAGACCACAAGTACGGCTGTACCTATTTATCCATACGATGAATACCTATGTGTGTTCCCTGCCGATTTACCTACAACAACAGTGACGATTAAACTGGATTCGGCTGCTGACGGGACTTACGCAACCACCATCACCCAAGGTGTTGATTACATTCTTGAACCAACAGATGCCCCACTCAGAGGGCGACCATATCGCCAAGCAAGAATGGTAGGCGGTGCCACTTTTTCATTAGAAGTCACTCCCTCGTTCCCAACGGTGCAATGCACTGCTGAATGGGGTTGGAACGCCATTCCTGACGACATTCGAGAAGCCGCTATTCTGCTCTCAATGAGACAGTTCGCAAGATTAAACGCTGCACTCGGAGTTGTCGGCTTTGCTGACATGGCAATGCAGGTAAGAGCCATTGACCCTGATGTTCGTGACCTTCTAAACCCTTACCGTGACTTCGGAATCGCATAATGCCCGCAACTGTCACTCAGGTAACGGATGGGCTTAAAGCCCGCCTTGCAACCATCAGTGGACTCAGGACATATTCTTATCAGCCTGACCAACTCAACCCGCCATTCGGTTTCCCCGTCTTAAACTCTGTCACATACCACAGAGCATTTAATGGTGGAGATGTAGTTTTTAACTACACAATCGTTGTGGTCGTGGGCAGGTACACAGACAGAACAGCAGATGCCCTGCTTGACGGATATTTGTCCTACTCAGGGGCAAGCAGCGTCAGAGCAGCCATTGAAGGCGACAAAACGCTTGGTGGCATTTGTTCGACTTTAATAGTACAATCATCAGCAGATGTTACAAGCCTTAGTGCAGGAGACGCAGAGTTTCTTGAAATTAGGTTTTTAGTGGAAGTTCACGGATAATGGCACAATATAAAGTTATTTCAGAAAATTGCGGTCTTGGCTCACAAGGCGAGACAGTGGACAGCGACAAGTTTGAGGGTGTCAATTTTGACGCTCTTGTTGAAGGTGGACATATCGCAGAAGCAAAAGGCAAAACCGAACCTAAAGAACAGGACACAAAATAATGGCTCAACTAGTACTCACTAATTGCAGTATTAAAGTTAATACAGTTGCACTTGGCAGTCGTGCAAACAGCGTAACTCTTAACTACGAAATCGACTCAGTTGAAGTAACTGCATTCGGTTCAGGTGGGCATACCTTCACTGGCGGCTTGCAAAATAACAGCATTGAAATCGCATTGATGCAGGATTTTGCAGCAGCAAATGTTGAAGCCACTATCTACCCGCTTGTAGGGACAACCACAACGGTTGAAATCATCCCTGTGGACACCACAGTTAGTGCAACAAACCCAAGATACACAGTCTCAGGCACATTCCTCGCAGCACATAGCCCAGTTGCGGGTGCAGTCGGAGAACTGGCAATGACATCCATAACATTTACGGGTGGCACACTCGTTAAAGCAACCTCCTAAGGAATAACAAATGGCAACTCTTGTTTTAACAAACGCATACATTTCAGTAGGTGGAACGGTTCTATCCGACCTTGCAAACTCAGTAACACTGAACTACGAAAATGACTCAATCGAAATCACCGCTTTCGGTGATTCAGGGCACAAGTTCACTGGCGGGCTTCAGAATAACTCTTGCGAAATCGCATTTATGCAGGACTACGCCACTTCCAAAGTTGAACAGACGCTTTACCCACTGGTAGGCACTACAACCACCGTGATTATTAAGCCAAATGGTTCTACAACTGGCGCAACAAACCCTGCCTACACTCTTACAGGAACCTTCCTCGCCTCTCACACCCCTGTGGCTGGCGCAGTTGGCGAACTAGCAATGACAAGCGTTACCTTCACAGGTGGCACATTGGCTAAAGCAGTCTCTTAAACAAAACAGAAAAGAAGGAAACAATGAAAATTGCTTTAACTATTACATTCGCCAACGGCGAAAAACGGGATGCAGACGCAAAGTTTCCCGACTTTGTAGCATTTGAACGCACTTGGAATCGCAGTGTCACAAAGTTTGAAGAGGAACTACGCCTCACAGACTTGGCTTGGCTCGCTTGGCACTCTGAAAAGCGCACCATGAAAACACAAGACGCTTTCGACCCTGTGTGGATTAACGGTGTTGAGTCGGTTGAAGTCAGGGAAGACCCTGAAGCGGGTGAAACCCCTTTGGAGTAGGCTCGCTGCACTGGACAATCGTTCAGTTAGCACATGAGTTCCACATTTCACCGTCAGAAGTGATGCAGCAAGACGATTTAACTATCTCAGTGATGACTGAGTATGTGAGACACCTTGCAAAAGAGGCTTCAAAGACAATGAGAAAATAGTAAGATAGCGTTATGGCAGACACTATCGAAGTACACGGTCTTAACGAATTGTTGCGTGAACTCCGTAAATACGAGCCTGAGATGTACAAGATGATTCGTAAAGAACTTTTGGATGGGGCACAACCATTATCATCGGCTGTTGGAAGCGACTTCCCCGATAAACCTCTTAAATACTGGCACTCGTCAGGAGACAGGCGAGGCAACGCTAAGATGCCCCCATACATTGCTGGGAAAGCCCGTAGGGGCATCAAAGCAACAGTGGTGCGTGGAGGCAGGTCAAAAGGTGTTTTACGCCTAGAGCAGCGTGACGCTGGCGGGCAAGTTTATGATGCCGCAGGAAGCAAATCCATGTCACGATTCGTAAAGAACCTTGACAAACACGCACCCACAAAGTCGAAACCACCTAAATCAAGGTCACGCCTGATGTATTCAAGTGTCGCTGCTAATATGGGACTTGTCGAAGACAACATTCTCAAAGCCATTGGCAAGACGGACAAGATGATTCAGACAAGGATTTTGCAGAAATAATATGGCTCTTGGCGTAAATATAGTTTCAGATTTTAATGCTAGAGGCATAAATCAGGCTATTCGTGATTTTAAGAAACTGGACTCCACTGCAAAGAAGACTGCCTATGCTTTGCAGACCACTACAAGTGCCCTTAATAACGGGGTTAAGAACCTTGCTAAGTATGGTGCGGCTGCTTCAATAGTCACGGGCATCATCGGCAAAAAACTCATTGACGCTGGTTCAAACCTTGAAGAGTCAATGTCTAAAATAAATGTCGTTTTTGGTGCTTCAGCCCAATCGGTAAAAGACTTTGCTTCTACGGCTGCACAGTCAATGGGTATTTCTAACCAACAAGCGTTAGAGGCTGCTGGAACCTACGGAAACCTGCTTCAAGCCTTCGGCACAACTCGAGAAAAGGCAGCAGAGATGAGCACCACAATGGTGCAACTCGCTGGAGACCTTGCATCGTTTAATAATGTGCCCGTAGCAGATGCTCTTTTGGCTATCCGTTCAGGTCTTTCAGGCGAAGCAGAACCACTTAAACGGTTCGGTATCGCAATTAACGATGTACGCCTTAAACAAGAAGCGTTAGCACTCAAACTGTATGACGGCAAGG